AAAAATTCGGTGGAGAACAAATAGGTAGAAGAAGACGAGACGATTATACGGATGGTGAACCACGTATACCTGTTCAGTCTCCAACACCGTAAGGAATAAAATATGGCAACATTAACAGTAAAAGTAATCGAAGAAATCACATTAAACAATAATAGTTATAATAGCGAAAGATCATTAGATATTTCAAGTGTTAATGAAATTGTTAAAAGAATAGTAACCATTTCAACAACAGAAACTGGTTTATTAGGTTTCGCTACAGCTTCTTCAACAGATTTATCAAAAAGTTATTTAGCAGGTCAATTTGACGAAGACGATGTTAGATATATTAGAATTACAAATTTAGATTCAACTAACCACATTACATTAACATTTAGAGATGAAGACAGCACAGAGTTTGCAATTAAAGTAGACGCTGGACATTCTTTTATTTATCCTGGTGATAATAGTGGTGGAGTTGTAGATACTATGCATGCAGGAGGTTCTGCATTAACAGTATCATTAAATGATTTAGTAGACATAACAGCAACTGCAGATACTGATTCATGTGACGTAGAGGTATTTGTAGGAAGCGCATAGGAGAATAAATGGCATCAAGTTATACAGATATTGGAACAGAGTTAATGGCAACCGGCGAAAATGCCGGTGTATGGGGAACAAAAACTAATACCAATTTACAAATTTTAGAAGAAGCAATTAATGGTTATGTATCACAAGCTTTAACAAGTGGTGGCACAGTAACTTTAACTTACACAGATGGATCAGTAGGTGATGTTGCTCGTCACGCAGTTATTGCATTAACAGGAGCACTTTCTGGTAACGCAGTTGTTGAAGTTCCAGCCAATGAAAAAATTTGGATTATAGATAACCAAAGTACAAATGCATACACAGTTACAGTAAGAGTTAACGGACAAACAGGTGTAACTTGGGGAACATCAGATAAAGGAACAAAAATTTTATATGCTAATGGTACTGATGTTGTTGATACAAATATTGGTGGTGGAGTTGGTGCACATGATTTAAATGGTAATACATTAACTCTTGATGCTGATGCTGATACAGATATTACAGCAGATACAGATGACCAAATAGATATTAGAATTGCAGGAGCTGATGATTTTCAATTTACAGCAAATACTTTTACTGCGCAAGCAGGTAGCACGATTGCTGCACAAGCATTAACTGCTACAACAATAACAGCAAGTGGAATTGTAAAAACAGATGATACTACTGAAGCAACTTCTACAACAGATGGATCGTTACAAACTGATGGTGGTTTATCTGTGGCAAAAGATGCAGTGCTTGGTGATGATGTTAAATTATTAAGTGACTCTGCTGTATTAAGTTTTGGTGCAGATTCAGATACAACTTTAACACATACAGATGGCACAGGGTTAACTTTAAACAGTGCAAACAAATTAACTTTTAGAGATACAGGTTTAACAATTGGATCTAATGCAGATGGTGATTTAGATATTGTATCGGATGGTACAGCAGTTGACTCTATTAATTTAGAATCTGCTGGTGGTATTACACTTGATGCAGGTACAGCTGGAAGTGG